ATAGGAGCGAAAAAATGGCAAATGTAGACGCCGCATTCGGGTTTGTCCCGATTCGTCACATGAGCGGTAATGCGCCTCGCACCAACAAATATACTATTGCAAGTGAACTTGCTGAGAACATCTTTAAAGGTGATTTAGTTATTGTTGTTGCGGCAGGTACTATTACTCCTCACACTGCAACAGAAGTAAATAACATAGGTGTTTTTGATGGTTGTTCATATACAGCATCAGATGGATCATATGTTTACAGTGAGTATTGGCCTTCAGGCACAACTGCTACTGACATCATAGCTTATGTATATGATGATCCGTACACAGTGTTTAAAGCACAGTCTGCTGGAACTACTGCACAAACAAATATCATGAATTGCTGTGATGTTGTTGCAGGCGCAGGTTCGACTTTAACAGGTCAATCTGGATTTGAACTGAGTGGCACAATGGCGGCAGGAATAGCTTCTTGCAAAATCATTGCGCTTTACGATGCACCTGACAATGCTTTTGGTGCGAACGCGATCATGGAGGTTACTATTAACGAACACCTTCTTGGTACTAATGTCGCTGGTATTTAAGGAAGGATTTAAATCATGGCTATGAATAGAGCAAGTTTTGCTAAAATGCTTGAGCCAGGTCTAAACACCTTGTTTGGCCTCGAATATGACAGTTACCCTGCTGAATACGAAGCAGTCTTCTCATCAAACACTTCACAAAAAGCGTTTGAAGAAGATGTACTTTTATCTGGCTTCGGTTCTGCTCCAACAAAGAACGAAGGATCTGCTGTATCTTATGATTCTGCGTCTCAACAATGGACTGCACGTTACCAACACGAAACGATTGCATTGGCATTCTCAATTACTGAGGAAGCTGAAGAAGATGGTCAGTATGGCTCAATCGCTTCTCGTTATACAAAAGCACTTGCACGCTCAATGGCTTCCACTAAGGAAATCAAAGCGGCAAATGTTTTAAATAACGCAACTACTGCAAATGGTGGAGATGGTACTACTCTTTTAAGTACAGCTCACCCAACGCAAAATGGTAACCAGTCTAACACGTTAGCAACGGCGGCTGACTTGTCTGAAACATCATTAGAATCAATTCTTATCCAAATTTCGGATATGAAAGATGATCGTGGTCTTCGGATTGCCGCTCAAGGTACGCAGTTGGTTATACCAACAGCTTACACATTTGTTGCAGAGCGTTTGTTGGAATCACAACTTCGCACAGGTACTGCGGACAATGACATCAACGCGATTAAATCTGGCGGCTACTTGCCAAAAGGTTATCATGTGATGCGTCGTCTAACAGATGCAGATGCGTTCTTCGTGACAACTGATGTTCCAGATGGTTTGAAAATGTTCCAACGTTCGCCTATGAAAAAAGGCATGGAAGGTGATTTCGAAACTGGTAACGTGCGCTACAAAGTGCGTGAGCGTTATTCTTTCGGNTTCACTGACTGGCGTGGTATCTTCGGATCAGAAGGCGCGTAATAGAATAAATCAAATTATTTTGATTAATNGAGGCGGTCTTNGGNTCGCCTCTTTCTTTTTACTTACCCCCTTGCATTACTCTATTTAGTGTACTATATANTGTATATAGATAGAGAAATAAAGGAATTACAAAATGGCATATGTAGATAATCACCCAGGCGAAGCTAACTATTACAGTAGTATTCGCAATTACAAAATGGCTAATGCCGCTAATACAAAGCGTAAAAACTGGATCGCGTCTGATGATCGCGCTCAAGAAATTATTGATTTTGTTCAATTTGAAGATTCAAATGGTGAAGGTTTTTTATCAGCCGTTAAAAGAGGTGTTGATCAGTTTGGTAAGCCAACTGACAATATGCGTAACGCTATGGTCAAGATGATTGACAAGCGTGCGGCTCAAAAGGCTGAGTGGGCTACTAGAGATGGCAAGTGTGAGTTTGTCGGCACAGTGGGAGAGCGTCAGGCTTTTACTCTCACAGTTAAGCACGTTGTTGAGTTGGATGGCGGAAACTGGGGTACAAGCTACATCAACATCTGCCGCGATGCTGACGATAATGTTGTGATCTACAAAGGATCTAATGAGTGGGGCAAAGGCAATGCAGTTGAGTGCATGGCTAAAGTCAAAGATCATGGTGTTCGAGAAGGTGTAAAGCAGACTATCATTCAACGCCCTACCAAAGTAACAATCAATGGCAAAGATTGGTAATCAACAAAACAAAGGCGGNCTTCGGATCGCCTCTTTCTTTTTAATTAAACCTGTTGTAGTGTGTAATCACATCCCTGACAGTCGCATGGTGCGGCTGACACTTGCCACGACAGGAGAAATGACATGGCTAATACAACTTTCACTGGCCCAGTACGCTCAGAAGGCGGATTTCAAGTAGTATCAAAGAATGCTACTACTGGAGCTTATACAGACATTGCAACTATTGCATCCACAGGTATTGTTACCGACAAATATGTAAAGCACGTTGGCTTTGCTACTGGCGTTACAGTAAACACTACAGCAGGCGATAGCCCTACTATTGGTGAATTTACTCAGCCAGCAAATACAATCATCACAAACATTAAAATATTCTGTGCTACGGCTCCTGTTATTGGAACTGGTGATATTGGTTATGAAGTTGGAACAAGTTCTTCAGGCGCACAGATTGTTGCGGCTATTGCAGATGAGATCCTAGATGGCGGTACAACAGTTGTCCTTGGTAACGTAACAACTACTACTTTGGTTGCTACTACTCAAAACGCGACAACAGCTCCAGTGTCTGCTCAGTATACTTCAGCAGAACGTACAATCTATTGTAACATCACTAACACAGTGGATGCTACAACAGCAGGTTCGTTTACGTTCATCATTGAGTATGTGCAAATTGCATAAAATTTCTGGCAGGGCTTCGGCTCTGCCTATAACTCATAGGAGTGGCAAATGGCAGATATTAAAACAGTAACAAAAGTTTCAGAAAACACTAGAGAAGTAGTTTTTGCTTTTCAGTATCAGTATGTAGATGGTGGCGACGAAAGTGCTGTCAGTAAAATTGATGTTTCTGCTCTTACTAAAAGTGCAGATGGAGACACTTGCACAGGAATAAGAATTGCAGAATGTTGGTGGGTTATTAAGGCAATGACTGTAGAAGTATTAGCAGATGCTGATGTTGATGTAATAGTTATGCACCTTGATGAAAACCAATCAGGTTATCAAGACTTCTCTAAATTTGGAGGTCTACCAGACACTGCCGATTATGGTGCAAATGGAACTGGTGACATTAAGTTTACAACAACTGGTGCAGGTGCGGCAGGAGATGCGTATCAAATAATTATACGCGGAATTAAGCAATACTAGGGGACTTAAATGGCACTATCAGGAACTGTAGCCTTTAAACCGAATGTAGAAGAAATAATTACTGAAGCATTTGAGCGTTGCGGTGTTGATCCTCAAGTTCAAACTGGTGATAGGGCTGTGTCTGCAAGGCGCAGTCTTAACCTTCTTTTTTCAGAATGGTCTAACAGAGGTATTAATTATTGGTCTGTAGAGCAAAAAACTTTGACTTTGGTAGATGGACAGACAACTCCATACACACTGCCAGTAGGTACAATTGATATTATGGACGCGGTAATACGAGATAGTTCTGGTACAGATACTTCTGACCAGATTATCAATCGTGTATCTATCGCAGATTACAATCAACTTCCAAACAANACATCTAGTGGTAAGCCAAGTCAGTATATGTTGGACAGTCAAATAACACCACAGATTTATATTTGGCAAATACCTGACAGGACAACATACAGTATGGTCTATTGGTCTGTTAATCAACTTGACGACATTACAGCATCTAACCAAGACGCAGACATTCCATATCGTTGGAACGAATGCATATGTGCTGGATTGGCAAGTAAGTTAGCATTAAAATTTGCAAATGAAAAATTTACAATATTAAACGAAATGTATGAACGCGCATTTAGTTTTGCATCTTCGGCAGATAATGATGGTGTAAGTTTAAGGATTCGGCCTACTGCGCTGAACTTATCTTAATGGGGAAATACGCAAGAGGAAAAAAATCCTACGCGATAAGCGACATAAGTGGTCTTCGGGTTAAGTATACCAAACTGAAGACGACTTGGGATGGCTTGCGTGTTTCACCTGAAGACTACGAGCCAAAACATCCACAACTTACTCCTGCTAAAAATGTTGTGGACGCAACTGCCCTATTTAATGGTAGGCCAGACAACGATCCAGACAATTCTGTTGTCTATATTGGATTTGCTCAAGACTGGACAGTAGATCCAAGGCAACGTCCTGCTGTTGGAGTGCCAGCACCTGGTAATGTTGGATATGTATATTTAAATATTGTAAATGAAGATCAAACAGGCGTTGGCGGAACAGGTGCTTTAGGCTCTGAACTTCTAGAAATGTCCATAAATGAAGTTGGTGTTGCAGGAACAGGCGCAACAAATGATGTTAGTGTTATTGGATTAATAGGCGTGTCTGGTAGTGGTGGTGCTGGTAATATTGGAGCTGAAGCGTTAACTATATCATTAGATGAGGCTGGTGTTGCAGGTACAGGTGCAGTTGGCGCAGAGGCACTAGAATTAACAATAGCAGAAGCTGGTGTTGGCGGTACAGGCGCTGTAGGAAATGAAAGCGTATCTATAAACGAAAGTTTCTGGGGTTCTGGTGACTGGGGTGAAGGGACATGGGGTAACTAAATGAATTATACAACTTTAGTCGCAAACATCCAAAACTTTTTGGAAGACGACTCAACAGAATTGCAAGCATCAATCGATCAGATTATAGCGCAAGCAGAAGATATAATCTTCCAGAGATTGCCTAATCTGCCTTGCTTTAGAAACACAACAACTGCTAATTTAGTTGTAGGTACAACTGACTATGTAGTGGCATCTGCTAGGATGATTAGGCAAGTGTCAGTAATTAGCTCAAATGTTTCATCATACTTAGATCATAGAGTTGATTCTTACTTACGAGACTATTGGCCTAATCTAACTACGCAAGGCACACCAAAGTTTTACAGCACAAAATCAGCAAATACAGCAGGTACTACAATAAGAATAGCACCAACACCAGATACTGCTGACAGTTATCAAGTGGACTTCATTGCACCAGAGGCAGGGCTAAGTTCAAGTAATGCTAACACATGGGTTGGCGACAACGCAGAAAATGTGTTACTATCGGCGTGTCTATATGAGGCATCAGCGTTTCTGAAAGCTGGAGAGACATTGACGCTTTATAAAACACAATTTGACGAAGCACTGCAATTATTTGTACAAGAGATGCAACGCGATTATGCGGCAGAATATAACGGAGGTCTATAATGGCTATTACACAAGCAATGTGTACTCAATTTAAGAAGGATGTAATGCTTGGGTTGCATGATCTTGATAGTGACACAATAAAAATTGCCCTTTACACAAGTAGCGCAACACTAAGCGCGGCTACTGATACTTATACAACATCAAACGAAGTTGCTAACGGCGGTGGTTATACTACTGGTGGCGTAACTTTAGCAAATGCGTCTGTAATTGAAAACGGAACAAGTGGATGTTTTGATAGTGATGATCCTGAGTGGACATCAGCTACATTCACAGCGCGTGGCGCATTAATATATAACGACACAGACGGAGATAGAGCTATCGCAGTTCTAGACTTTGGCGGTGACTTCACAGTTGCTGGTGGTACATTTAAAATTGTTTTCCCAGCACAAACAGCTTCTAACGCAATAGTAAGGATAGATTGATATGGCTTCTACCTATGTAAATGACCTTCGCCTAAATGAGATGGCAACTGGCGATCAGTCAGGCTCATGGGGTACAGTAACCAATACAAACCTTGAATTAATTTCAGAGGCGTTTTCTTTTGGCACAGAAGCCATAACAACAAACGCTGACACGCACACAACAACAATAGCAGATGGTGCTACTGACCCAGGTCGGTCAATGTTCTTAAAGTATACAGGTACTTTGGACTCAGCTTGTACAATTACAATTGCACCAAACACTGTAAGTAAACTTTGGTTTATTGAGAACGCTACAAGTGGATCTCAAAGTATTATTATAAAGCAAGGATCTGGTGCAACAATTACGATTGCAACTGGTCAAACTAAGGCAATATATTCAGATGGTGCAGGATCTGGTGGTAAAATGGTTGACGCCTTTGCAACTTTATCTGTTGTAGATTTATTAGTTGATGACGATTTGACAGTCACGGATGACGCCTCGATTGGTGGTGATTTGACAGTAACAGGTAGCGTGGCAGTAACAGGCGACTATTCTTCTGCAACATCTGGTACATCTAACTTACGCCTTGGTGTCAATGCAGGTAACTCAATAGCATCTGGCGGTAATTATAATACTGTTGTGGGCGATGAGGCAGGTACTGCTATTACGACTGGTGATACTAATACTTTAGTAGGCATGGGTTCTGGGGACGCAATTGACACTGGTATTTCAAACACAGCACTGGGTCATAACGCATTGGGAGCAGATGTTAAAGGAAACTATAGTGTAGCTATTGGTAAAGGCACATTGTCTTCTCAAAGTTTTAGCTCAAGCACCTCAGCGTACAACACTGCTGTAGGAACTTCCGCAGGTAATGCAGTAACAACAGGGGATCGTAACACCCTCATAGGTGGACTAGCTGGCGATGCCTTAAATACTGGTGCGGCTAACGTAGCAGTTGGTTACTTAGCATTAAGTTCTGATACCAAAGGTTCTTCCAATGTTGCAATAGGTAGAGGGGCGTTACAAGATCAAAACTTTACTACAGGTGCTGACTCTTTTAATACTGCTGTTGGAGATAGAGCTGGTGAAAACGTAACCACAGGCCTATATAACACCCTCATCGGTGGACTAGCTGGTGATGCTTTAACTGACGCAGATGAAAATGTTGCTGTTGGACAATCTTCTTTAACTGCAGATACTAAAGGTAATCGTAATGTTGCGGTTGGTCAGATTGCTTTAGCCACCCAAAACTTTACAACTTCTACAAACTCGTACAACACAGGAGTAGGATATGCCGCAGGAGGCGCAGTAACCACAGGCATACAAAACACTCTTATTGGAGGGTTAGCAGGTGATTCGCTTACAGATGCTGATTACAATGTTGCTCTTGGTTATCTTGCTTTATCTACAGATACATTAGGTAGTCGCTCTATTGCTATTGGTTTTGGAGCTTTAAACAATCAAAACTTTACATCAGCCACAGATGCATACAACACAGCAGTAGGACATTCTGCTGGTACAGCAATAACCACAGGCAGATTTAATAACCTCATCGGTGGTCTAGCAGGTGATGCTCTTACAGATGGTAGTTCTAACGTGGCTATCGGGTACGGCGCTTTAAGTTCAGATACTAGGGGGCAAAGTAGTGTTGCTATTGGTCATGCCGCCTTAGAATCACAGAACTTTACATCTAGCGCTGATTCATTCAACACAGCAGTTGGTAAGAGTGCAGGCAATGCAGTAACCACAGGCATTCGTAACACTATTGTAGGTGGCCTTGCACTTGATGCTAACACTACAGGCGCAAATAATGAGGCTTTTGGTTATGGCGCACTGACAACAAATGTTTTAGGAAGCAAGTCAACAGCTATAGGAACAGCAGCTCTTTTATCACAAAATCCTGCTACTGCTGTTGATATGTATAATGTTGCAGTTGGTTACAGTGCAGGTGAAAACGTTACAACTGGTGTACAACACACCATCATTGGTGGTCTAGCTGGTGATGCTCTCACGGATAGTGGTCCTGTTGTTGCGGTTGGTTATGAAGCTCTTTCAACTGAAGATAGAGATGGATTTGGTACAACAGCGATTGGTTATCAAGCGTTAAAAAATCAAAATGCAGGAGCTACAGCATACAACACGGCGGTGGGCTATTCCGCTGGTACAGCAGTAACCACAGGCATAAACAACACCCTCATGGGCGGACTTGCTGGGGATGCTTTAACTGATGCTGATTTTAATGTAGCAGTTGGTTATTTGGCTTTAAGTGCAGATACTTTAGGCAGTAACTCTGTAGCTGTCGGTATGAATGCTCTTCAAGGACAAAACTTTACATCAGCAACAAATGTTTACAACACAGCGGTGGGTCATGGAGCAGGTGCAGAAGTCACAACAGGCACACAGAATACCCTTATTGGTAGCTTAGCAGGTGATGCTTTAACTGATGCTGATTTTAATACTTCATTAGGGTTTGGGTCTTTAGGCTTTGATCAATTAGGTAGCAGAACAACAGCTATTGGGTACAGAGCATTAGGAACACAGCGTTTTACTTCAGCTACAGATAGTTACAACACGGCAGTAGGCTATGATGCAGGTTTAGAAATAACCATAGCCGTAAAAAACACTCACGTTGGTGGTCTAGCAGGAAATTCAACAACCACAGGAAATTTCAATACTTTTTTTGGGTATGATTGTGCTTCTGCTAATGTAGATGGTGGCCAAAATACAATTGTTGGTGCTGGATCTCAGACAGCAACAACTGATGGAGATGATGCAAATGGATTTGGGGCTAATATTAGTTGTGTAGCAGGTTATACAACTTTAGGGTCAGGTACTTCTGACATCAGAGCCGCACACGGCAATGTAACGTGGGCTACAGTATCAGACCAACGATACAAGAAAGACATTGTAGATTCTACAGCAGGTCTTAGTTTTATCAATGCTTTAAAACCACGCACTTTTAAGTATAAAAATCTTGGAGAACTTCCCGAAACATTTAATGCTTATGAGGCTGACTCAACAGATGTCTTTAAAAACTCAAAAACTAATCATGGCTTTATAGCCCAAGAAGTTAAGGCAGTTATTGATGCTGATAGCAGTATTAAAGATGGCTTTAGATTGTGGGATGACAGACCCGATGGCTCTCAAGAAGTTGCTGAAGCTGCACTGATACCCATCCTAGTCAAAGCAATACAAGAACAGAACGCATTAATTGAAGCATTAACGGCTCGTGTAGCCACACTAGAAGGATAAAGAATATGACAGATAGAACAGACGAACAAATCGCACAGGACTACTCAGCAATGCTTGGTAGTGTAAGCGTAATCACAAACGTTATAGATGACAGCAACGAGTTCTGTAACGACATGACTACAGATGAAAAGAAAGAACGTGTGGG